CAACAATGACAGATATCAACACAGAGTTAGAGGCTATTGCTGTAGAAGAATTTACAGATGATACGCAACTAGCTGAAGTAGCTGCAGACGCCCCTAAAAAGAATGCTGCTCCACCTATGCCGCCTGAAAAGCTGCCGGGTGAAGTGCAAGACATGGGCCCTGCTGTTGTTTCTCCTGATGCTGCTACTGATCCCGGTAAAGAAGCTTCAAAGAAAGCTAAACAATCAGCAGCTCTACCTCGCAAGGGTAAGCCTTCTGCCGCATCTCCAAAGCCTATGGGTGATGGAAGTGGTGACATGAAGGTTGGCGCTCGTGAAGAAGTTGAAGAAGATGGAGAGCTAGAAGCTATTGCCGAGACACAAGAAGCAGAAGAAGAGGAGACAATTGAAGATCGAGTCTCTGCTATGGATCTTTCCGATGATGTTAATGCTCTAACTGAAGGTGGTGAACTTTCAGAGGAGTTTAAGAAGAAGGCCGCTACAATTTTTGAAGCAGCTGTTCGAGCTAAGCTTCGTGCAGAGATGGAACATCTAGACGAAAAATACACAGCAAAGTTTGAATCTGAACTTGAAGAAGCAAAGAACGAGATGGCTGAGCAGGTTGATTCCTATCTTAACTATGTCGTAGAAGAATGGATGAACAAGAATGAGATGGCTGTTGAACATAAGATGAAAGCAGAAATTGCAGAAAACTTTATCACGGGTCTCAAGACACTCTTTGACGAAAACAATATCGCTATTCCTGATGAGCAGTTCGATATGCTTGATGCCGCAGCTGAAACAGTTGATGAGCTTCAAGGTAAGTTGAACGAACAGATTGAAAAGAATATTGAATTGTCGCAAGAAAATGGTGAGTTAAAGAGACAAGAAATTCTTTTAGATGTGGCTTCTGATCTCGCAGATACAGAAGTCGAAAAGTTTGCAGGTCTTGTAGAGAATATTACTTATGAGAGCGAGGAAGATTTTCGTGAGAAAGTCAACACAATCAAAGAGTCGTATTTTCCAAAAGCACAAACAACAAATAATGATGATACAGCAGCACCTGTAAATGAAGGAAGCGTCGAAGAAGTTGACGTGCCCGAAACGATGGCTGCTTATATGTCTGCTATAAGTCGAGATCATTTGAGAACGACTGCACAGCAGAACCAATAAGTTTACACACAAATAGGGAGAAAATAAAAAATGTTTCAAACGGAACACCTACAGGAAAAGTGGCAGCCAGTACTTGGTCATCCCGATCTCCCCGAGATCAATGACTCATATCGTCGGGCCGTTACTACAGTTATCCTGGAAAACCAAGAGCGTGCAATGCGGGAAGATAGTGCATTTCTGGCAGAAGCTGCTCCACAAAACCAGACTGGTGGGGCGATTGCAAATTGGGATCCGATCCTAATTTCGCTAGTTCGTCGTGCCATGCCTTCTTTAATTGCTTATGATATCGCCGGTGTCCAGCCAATGACTGGTCCCACAGGTCTTATCTTTGCAATGAAGGCTCGTTATACTTCGCAGTCCGGTACAGAAGCGCTATTTAATGAAGCTGACACTGATGTTGCTGGTGCCGGTACTCATTTGGGTAGTGATGTACTTAAAGTCTTAACAACAACTAACTTTACAACAGGTACTGGCATGACCACTGCAGCAGCAGAGGCACTCGGCTCAACGGGTTCTCCTGCATTTGCAGAGATGGCATTCAGCATTGAGAAAGCAACCGTGACTGCAAAGACACGTGCTCTTAAAGCAGAATACACAATGGAACTTGCTCAGGACTTGAAAGCCATTCACGGTCTGGACGCAGAAACAGAACTTGCTAACATCCTAAGTTCAGAGATTCTTGCTGAAATCAATCGTGAAGTAGTCCGTACTATCTATCGAAATTCCAAGATTGGTGCAGCTGTAAACACCACTACTGCTGGTATTTTTGATCTTGATACAGACTCCAATGGTCGCTGGTCAGTTGAGAAGTTTAAAGGCCTTATGTTCGCTATCGAACGTGATGCAAACGTAATCGCTCGTGATACTCGTCGTGGCAAGGGTAATATTATCCTATGCTCCGCTGACGTAGCATCTGCTCTTACAATGGCTGGTCTACTTGATTATTCAAGTGGTCTATCTGACAATCTTAACGTAGACTCCACAGGCAATACATTCGCAGGTACATTGAATGGTCGCTTTAAAGTTTATGTTGATCCTTACATGAACATGTCTGTTCCTTACAGTGCTTCTGGTGCAGTAGCTAACCAGTACTATGTTGTAGGATATAAGGGCACAAGTCCTTATGATGCAGGCCTATTCTATTGCCCATACGTTCCGTTGCAGATGGTTCGTGCCGTTGGCGAGAATAGCTTCCAGCCGAAGATCGGTTTCAAGACACGATATGGTATGCAGGTCAATCCTTTTGCTGAGGCAGCTGCCCAGACAGATGGTGCCGGTACTGTTGACGCCAACGTGTACTACCGCCGTGTTCAAGTTACAAACTTGATGTAAAAGTTTAC